TTTTTTTAATAATATTTTTAATAATTATAGAAATTTTTAGAAAATTTTAATAAAATAAATAATATATTTTATTAAATATAAATGGATTTTATTCCGAAAGTTAAATTAAATTATGAACCAGATGAAGAAATTAAAGATAAGCCAGATTTTGTTTATGAAGATGAAGAAACAAATGAAAATGAAATCAACCCGTCTAATAATGGAATGAGTGAAGATAAAGAAATTAAAATAGAGGAAGATGAAATTTTTGAAGATATACCAAAGAAAAAAAAAGAAACAACGAAGAAGAAACGAAAACCTATGTCCGAAGAACATAAAGCAAAATTAAAAATAGCACGAGAGAAGGCGATGGCTGTTAGAAAAGCAAACGCACAAGAAAAAAAGAAAATAAAAGATATGGAAAATGAAACGAAACATTTACAAAAATTAAAGAAAGAAAAGGAATTAAATAAATTAAAAAAAGAAGTTCTTGAAGAGCCAAAAATTGAACCGGCTCCGGCTCCGGCTCCGGCTCCGGCTCCGCCTCCAAGACCCGAGCCAATAAAAGAAGTTTCATATAATATCAGTAGACAAGAGATGGAAGAATCGCAACTTCAAGCTATCATGAAATATGAAGCAATTAGAAAAGAAAGAAAAAAGGGAAAGAAAGTAGAAGAAGCAGAAGAGAGACGGAAAAATATTATGCGGAAGAAATTAATGAAGGCTATGAACCCTCAAAATAATTTTAATTCTCAAAATTACGGAGGATTTTAAAAAAAATATATATATGTATTATTATAAATGATTAGATGTCTCGAATTATATTCTGGAACTAAATCGGTTGGAAAAGTTTGTGATGCTCTTGGCTGGGAATCGGTGTCTGTTGATTTATTTTTAGAAGCAGATTTTAAATGTGATATAATGGATTTTGATTATAAACAATTTTCAAAAGATCATTTCGATATTGTATGGGCTTCGCCTCCATGCACTTTTTATAGTAATCTTCAAAATTGTTGGATAGGCCGAAAAAGAAAAGATGGAACATTAGTCAGCAAAGAATGGATAGAAGAACAAAGGAAAGAAAGTGATAAATTAATTAAAAAAACTTTTGAAATAATTAATTATTTTAATTGTGAATATTGGTTTCTTGAAAATCCTCAAAGAGGTCAATTAAAAGATAGAGAAGTTGTTAAAGATATACCCTTTTATGATGTTGATTATTGTAAATATTCAGATTGGGGTTATCAGAAGAGAACTCGTATATGGACGAATAAAAAAGATTTTAAACCTTTAACATGTAATAAAGATTGTGAAAATATGATAATTACTGATACTCAAAAATTACATAGTGAAAGAATGGGAACATCAAAAACAATAGAAGACAATGGAAAAATAATTAGAGTAAATACTAAAAAATTAAGAGAAAAATATAAAGATTTTCCGAATATTCAAGCTCAACATAAAAAAGTGTTAGGAAATGGATACGAAATTATTAACGGGAAAAAAGAATTATGTAATACAAAAGAATTAAGAAAAAAACAGAAAAAACATAAAACAGATTCTTCAAAGGATATTGGTGGTGGAACAGATAGATTAGATAGATACAGAATTCCAGCAGATTTAATTTTTTCATTATTTTTAGATTAAGAAATTAATATTATATATATATAATGATCCAAAAAATTTCATGTATGTTAATTGATGTAATTAATTTAACATTAGCTTCTTGTGATTTTCGTAACTGTAATGAAATATGTATGAATTATTTAATGAATGTATCTAATAATTGTCCTCATGTATTTAATAATGAAAAATATTTAGAATTATGGAATTCATTATTCAATATATGTAATGATATCGGAATACAAAGTTCTCCATTTTATTTAGATAAATAAATAAATAAATTAATAAATTAAATTATATAATATAAATATAATGGAAAAAAAAGCACCGAAAATATATAAGGTTAAAGATCCAGAACCTAATGAAAAATTTAAAGATTTACATCCAAATCTACCGGCTCCGCCATCGCTTTTATTAATTATCGGCTCAATTAAGCAAGGTAAATCAAATTTGGTGGTTAATTTATGTTTATCACCCGAGATGTTTAAAGACCGTTTTGATTCGGTTCATATCATATCCAATACATTAAATGCAGATCCAAAAGGAAAAATATTGAAAAAATATTTTGCTTGTGAAGATCATTATAAAGATAGCATGATTGATAATATTATTGATAAACAAAAATCTTATGATGAATCAACTCGGCCATCAGTAGCAATTTTTCTTGATGATATATTAAATAAAGATTTCACTAAAACAAATAAAGTATCATTTTTAGCTACAAAATTTCGTCATTTTGGTATAGATATGTTATGTTTTACAACTCAATCATTTCGTGCAATTAGCGGATTAATTAGAGGTAACGCGACAGATGTTATCATAATGAAACAGCAATCAAAAAAAGAATTAGAAAAAATAGTCGAAGAATACGGACAATATTACGGAGATGAAAAATTTGTTGAGATGTATGATGAAGTAATGAAAAAGAAATATGATTTTTTATATTTGAAACTTTCTGAAAATCCGGCTCAACTATTTAGAAATTTTGAAGAAAGATTAATTTAATTCATTCTCTTTCCCATTTATCAAAAAGTCTTCTTTTTATTTCCATTTCTTGACATGGAGGACAATCACTAACTTTTTTTATATATTCTAAATCATCACTTTCATCATAAGAATTATTATGATCTTCATAAGTTATAATGGCTTTGAATAAATTAGGACAATAAGCAACTTTTTTAATTTGTATATGTCTAATATTTCTGAAAATATTATGTTTCATTTATATATTATATATTAAATGTTTGATAAAATTATAATTCATTTTTTAATATATTTTTTAAGATTCTTAAATATTTTCTATCCTAAAAGTGTCCGGGGTAAATCGTCGAAATAAATCATTCAAAACTATTTTCCTTTTGTATGAATATTTTCATGATTCTACCCCAGACACTTTTTATTTTTATTTATTATTAAAATTTAATTAAAATAATATTTAATAATATAAAATGAGTATCAGTCTGGCGAATAATTATTCTTATGAAGGTATTCAGAATCTTCAAGCTCAAAGAGAAGCTAAAAATTTATTAGCTGAAACATATAATAACGCCATTTCAACGCAAGGCTTCGCAAGTAAAGTAAATATTGCTTCTGATTTGGCTATGTTAGGTGAAAAAGGTAGACAATTTAATGATAAAATAAATCAATACGCTCAAAAAGTAAATAAGCCAGCAGTTGCAGAAGTAGTAAAGAAACCTCTTGAAGGAGATGGAGTAGAATCTGGAAAAGATTCGCGTGGAATTATGAGTAAAGCATTAGGTATATCAGAAGAAACAGCTTCAAAAGTTGGTAAATTCGGAACAAGAGCCATGATGATTGGAACGGCGGGAATCGATATAGCCGAAGATATAGAAAAAGGTGGGATACAAGGAGAAAACTGGGAACAGAAGGCTGAAAATATTGGTAATATTGCTGGCGGAGTTCTTGAAACGGCTGGAATGATTCTACCCGGAATTGCTCCCGAGCTTGAATTAGGAGGGGCGATTGTTAGTGGAATTGGTGACATTATTGGTGATATTGGTGATTTTATTGATAATCATGCTAAAACAGATGATTTAAAAAAGAAACAATCTACTCTTCCAGCACCTAAAACTCCATCAACCTCGTTGGCTGGCGAAGGTCAAATTTTAACAACAAAAGTTAAATAATTTATTTTTTTTTTATTTTTCTTATTTTTTTTTTATATTCATTTATTATAAAAATGAGTATCCGTTATTTAGAAATCAGACCGAATAATGTTCCAGCCTCTGGAAAAATATCACATAAAGGAGGAATTCCCGTTATTAATTTTACAATAGGCGAACAAAATGCCCTTTTAAGAATGGATTCTATTCGTCTTGCTGGCCGTCTTCATATTTGGAGAGATGCTGATGGAACTCTATGCCCCGACGGAGCTAATGCAGCCGATCTTAATGCCTCCGAAAAATTAGGAGTATACGGAACGATGAGCCAACTTATCTGGCGGAGTTCAAGAACAAAACAAGTTTGCGAAAGTGTAAGACATTATGGAAATTTCATGGCTTCATATCTTCCAGTCATGGGTTCGCTTCAAGATGGATACGGTGCGAGATCTGAATCTGCTTTAATTATGCCCGCCTTCAATTCATTTAGAGATTCTATTATAAGAAATACAGAAGTTGGAAACGAGTTCTGCTGTCCGTTGATGTCGGGTATGACTATGGGGGGTGAGAATCTTAATTTAATGAAGGGTGGATTTGGGGGTGTGGATTGCGAAATTCACCTCGCGCCAGATTCTCAATTTTTCTATTCTCAACTCGGAACTACGGCTGGACTTGAAGATTGTTTCTATCAGTTTCAAGACTTAAAAATTTTATGTGAGGTCTATGTTCCGCCGGTTGATGAATTAAGTAGACTAATGAAAGAGAAAGATGGAGTATTTAATTTCAATTCTATTACCTCTTTCATGACTACATTAGAAGCTTCAAATTCGATTGTTAACTTTCATTTAGGTCTCTCTCGTGTAATTTCAGCCTTCCTTACATTTACTCCTTCTGCATATATTAATAATCTCGGCCAAAATGGATATTTAACCTATCTCCCGACTAAAAATGATGATAGTTTAGCAAATGTTTTAGATGTAGCCTATTTAAAGGGCGGAGAAAGATTTCCATATCAATTCGTAATTGATACAAATGTTAAAGATACTCCCGATACAAGAGTCGTTGATCCCCAAGTTGTAAGAACTTTTAGCAACGCATTAATTCCAAATCTTCGTCATCATAGAACTTCTGTCGCTCCCATGAATACGAATAGAAATTATACATCGGCTGCTCCGAGTTATTCATTAATTCCAGAAGGCGGTGCGACCTATGGAGTCGGTGTCCTTTATGATATGTTGAACTCTGATGGTGTAAATTTTAAGACGGAAGCTTTTACATTACAGATGAATACCGGATTAACAGACGGCAATCCAGTTTCCGCGTATTTATTTATTAAACATAAAACTACTCTGGCTTATAATTCTGATGGTGTTGAAGTTGTTAATTAAAAAATAAAAATATAAATAATATTATAAATGGAAGAAAATAATCAATCAAAAGAAGAAATTTTAGAAATATTTTTAAAAAATCAAAAGTTCATGAATCAAGAATATAAAGAAAAAGATTTAATTATTAAAGAATCAAAACTTAAATATGGAGGAGAAGGATTATTTACTAATAAATTTATTCCAAAAGATTCAATTATTTGTCAGTATCCATTAGATATAATTTATGATATTGATAATCCTAAAATATATTATGAAAATGGAGAAAAAGTAACAAAAGAATATTCAGAAGAAATAAAAAGAGAAATAGATTTCGGTGACTATAAACTTTTTACTTATCCAATCATGATTATAGGATTAAAAGGTAGAAAAAAAAATGAAATTTTTAGTGGAGGTTATTTAAATGATCGAGGATATCATCCAAAAAAAATTTATAAAGATTCATTAAATAATTGTAGAAATGAAGGGATATCAATTGTAGCCAATAGAAATATAAAAAAAAATGAAGAATTATATTTTTCTTATGGAAAATCTTATTGGTATGAAAAAAAACCGCACATAAAAGAAACAAGACATCAAAAAATTAAAAATTATTTAAGTATTTAAATATTATCTATTTATATAATATAAAATAACATGGAAGAATTTAATGAAGATGAAATTAAAAGAATTTTGAATCTTTATGCAAAAAAAAGAAATCGTGAGAAAAATTATTATAAAGATAAAAATAAAAATAATGATGAATTTCAAAAAAAAAATAGAAGTAGAGCAAAAAAACATTATCAAGAAAATAAAGAAAAAAAGAAATTAAATTATGAAGAAAATAAAGAATTAAGAAAGAATAAACAACTATTTAAATATTATAAAAAATTAGATAGATTAGATGATTTTAATACAAAATATCCAGATAGAGCTGAATTTTTAAAAATGAAAGGAATTAATTAATCTACTTTTTTTAAAATTTTTTTTTTATATATATATTATACTAATAATATGTCTTATGTTGATACTAAAATAATTGAATGCAGTAGGTCATCAAGCGAACAACAGAAAGGAAATAATATAGAAAATCCAGCTATATTTACAAATAAATTAGGTAATTCAATTACATTAAATGTTGGAGATGTTATTTCTGTTGAACGAAGTTTCGTTAATGGACTTGGTTCGGGTAATCAAAAAACGATTCAATTCAAAGGTCAAGTAATTCCACAGACACCTCCGACAGTAACTACGATCCCGAATAAAGTTAAGACGATAACATATAGCCGAATAAGTTTTTCAAATAAGAATACAAATCCGACAGTTTCTCCATATCGAATGGGTCATTATTTACATTATTCATCAGAACCCGCAACACAGACGATAACCTTAAAAGATAATAGTCAAGTATACACGATAGGATATTTTATAAGTGCTAATCAATATCCGACTTATATTCAACTTCCCCGACGATTTAATGGAATTCGTGAAGGAGTTCCAGTCGGACAACTCATGGCGAGAAGAGATAGTCATAGTCTTGGATCGCCTCAATATGGGCCGCAAATAATTACGCAATGCTCGGCCGATTGGAGAGAATATATTGATAATACTTTACACACATTATTAAAACAAAGAACAAATAATTCAAGATATACTTTATTTGTTAGAGATGAAGCTTATTTTGATGCTACTATCGCGGGGGCTATTGCTTATCTTCCGACTGGTGAAAATATAAAACACCCTCTTTATAAAGATTATATAAAGTATACAGAACGAAAAGAAATTAATATTCAAAAAGGATTTAACACGCCAGATGAGATAGCCGATCAGATTACAAGACAATTAAATAAAGCATCTGACCCCGAACCTTTTAGATTTGAAGGAACTGATAATAAAATTCAGATAGTTAGTCAAACAACAACGGGAGAAACATATAAGCCTTTTATTTGTCCGTCCGCCGAAGATTTCGGAAGTGCTAATTTTACTAAATATTTAAACGGAGATCAAGACGACGAAGCTATGAATTATTTTAATTCTTATTTTTATCTTGGAGTTAAGAGGCCAGACTTATGGATACAAGGTAGAAGTATACCGCAGAATCCGATTGATAATACAGCTAAATATACTGGAATGACTATAACAAGAGATCTTAATAAAGGCGATCCAGCTCATTATTTTTATACAGACATGGAATATACTCGCGAAAATCTTCAATATTGGGTCGATTTATTTGAAATACAACAACTTTATCCAGAATTATGGGAAAATTTAGATGAAACTGTTTATAATCAATTCGCCCCGAACCTTCCGACACAATCAGAGACGGGAATTATGCATCTAAATCTATGGGGGTCAGATGCAGCCCTCATGTCGCCGGGTAACACAATTCAACCCGCATTCGGTTCTGATGGACTTGATAATTCAGCAGTTCCAGCTGGATTATTTAATATGTCAACCGTTGCTTTATTCTTGTATTATAATCGCGATGATAGAGAAATATATTATGAACCCGAATCAATCCCCGATAATTTTTGGTCTATGGGTTGGGCTCGGCCTTATTTAGATGGAGGAGTATATAAAATTTATTTTACACAGTATCAAAATGGAGGCGTTCCAGACGAATTTTTTACTGAAATTGATTTAGCCCTTGCTCCTAATGAAGCTATTCGGATCGGAAGACCCGTTGGATATGATTGGAATAGCACAGCCTACGGAACTTCATGCGTCATTCCATATTCTGGATATACATGGACTTCTATGGAGGATTATATTGCTCCGACACAATATCAAAGATTTTCAACATCTATGAAAAATCTAACGGGGGGCGGATCTACGACCCTTGTTCCAGCTTTAACGCAAGTATATATTGGAGCAAATAATCCGATCTTACAATTTAATCAATTCACGAATAGATTTGAATTTACAAAATTACATACAGAAGAAAATGTCGGAAATGTATGGGACGCGGGTGATTCAGTCGGAAGAACGCCCGATCATCCAGTTCCAGTAAATCCAAATGAAAGCGATGTATGTTATAAAATAAATCCATTTGTAAATCCTTATGGATTTTCACCTAATTTTTTACCCTATTTATTAGGAAAAGAAGTATCATTTTTAAAACCCGAAGAACCGGCCAATACACTTTTTCCACGAGAATTTTTTGAAGTAAATGAAAATATTGAAAAATATACAATTTTTGACGCTCATGGAGGAATTTACTTTGATGATTTTGGTGTTAATGAAAGAGAATGGTCGCAAACAATATGGGGAATTATGGGCTTTTCTTACGAACAATTTAATTCAACTCCAACGGCCGAAAATAGATTAACAAAAAGAGTAAATTTTGAAAATAAATATTTATTATCGAAACCTACTACAAACTCTGAAATAGATATGACTGATAATAAGACTTGGTCTGTTAATATTTATGGAACTCCACAATATACTAATCAAGTTCCTACCCCTTATCTAATTCAACCGTATACAAAACCCGCCGGAGTAATTACGCCTGGAACTACATTCTCAACTTCGCCAGCTATTACTCAATCATGTGAGAGTATAGTTCTATCAGCACAGAATTTATCAAAACAAATGTTAAATCCATTTTATACTATAAGAAGTGACATAATTACAGAATCTAAATATTTAGGAGGAAAAGATTCTGGAATACAGATGCCCGTAGTTGGAATAGTTGATAGATACGGAGCCGAAGGTGATTTCTATTTCGGAAGCCCTTCTGATTTATCTTTTACGATTACAAAAGAAATAGTATTAAGTGATATAACTACATCAATCCACGATCCCGACGGAACTTATGCAGTTATAAATGATAATTCGGGGGTCATCTACAAGATAGAAAGAGAACGTCCAGCGCCACCTCAAATAATTCAAGAAATTTTAAAAGAAGAAAAAAAGAAAAAATAATTTATAAAAATATAATATATAATAATATATAAAATGACACAAGTTGGAGAAACGGATCAATTTGGATATGTTGCTTATATAGAAGCTGATTACGAAGAACATAATGAATGGGTAGAAAAACAACATGCTATAAGACCATTACATGAACTTAAAATTATTTATGCTTTATTAGAAAGAGGAGCTACACCAAAACAAGCATTAAAATCATTAGAAGAAATTAGAAATAAATCAATAGAACAAATAGAATGTTTTAATAATTTAGTTAAAGAAAATTTAAAGTCTGAATAAAATAAATTATCAAAAAAAAAATCTATTTCATATTATAAAAGAAATGAAAATTGAAGAAGTTTTAAAATTGGCCGAAACTATTTCATTAATATTACATCAGACAGATAGATCTGATTTAATCGAACCTCTGATTCAACTTGTAGATGATTATGAAAGGATCACCGATGAAATTGCGACTTTCGTTCATGGCGAGGTTGAAAGTTCAACGCCATCATCAAGCGAAGAAGAATTATGCGATGAACCAGATCAATGCATGTGTGATGATGGAGAAACTACTATTGAAGGTGATAAAGTTACAGTTGATGAGGCTGGATTCCATTCTATCGTCTAAATATATCTAAAAAAATGATAAAACATTTCAAGACCATTACCGACATGGAAATTATATAAACTTTTTAACTTTTATGACGGAGAAATTAAATTATAAGGGGTAGACAAGGAAAATAATCTATTATTATACCTCTAATCTATCATTATACCTATTATATAGTGTAAAATGACCCAATAATCCAGTATTATACCTCTTTTCATTAGATTATCTACATAAAATTGTCTGTTTGTGACATTAATTTTAAAATTAATTGGTCTTTTTGAGATTTAGTAGTAAATAAACTAACAAATATAGGTATAATATTAGATTAATACCTTATTTTAGGTATATAATAGACATAATAATAGATTAGAGGTATAATATTGGATTAATTTTCCCGATTTTTAAATGATATAAAGATAATTTATTTCTATGATATATAATAGAGAATAATATGATAAATTTTAATGACCTTCCAAATGATATAAAACTTTCAATCTTTAAAATGAACCGGCAAGATACATCAAATGAAATAAAGAAAAATAAAATGGCTTATGATAGAAATGTAGTTGATGAATTAGAATATCTTATAAAAGAAACTCATGATGGATATTATGATAAAGAAGAAGAAGAAGAATATAATGATTTAGAATATACATTTTCAAAATGTCTTTTTACTTGTATATT